AGAAGTTTATTTTTTATAATAGTATTAAAGGATGAAAAATATATATATATAAATAATAAGGAAAATATATTATTTTTTAAAAAAAATAATATTTTTGATTTTGATGAATTTAATATTATTGATTTTATCAATAATAAACCTCGTAAATTAGCGAGTTCATTTTTAGAAAATTCAATGAAAATGAATGGAAAACCATATTTTATTATTATTAACCGTGCATATGCAACATCCAAATCGGATTTTAGAAAAATGGGAAAATTTTACAAATATGAGGAAATCATTGATTATACTATTCCTGGTTTAATTACCTTTGATGAATGTCATTCTGGAATGGCGGAAAAAACATATGAATTTTTATTATTTGCTAAACTTATTTGGAAAGCTAAAATTCATGGATTGTCTGCGACAGTATATAGAAAAGGTATATCTAAAACTAGTTTTTCATCTGAAACACTAAAAGAAAATATGAAATTATCTAATAGAAATGATTTTGAAACGAATTCAAATTTAGAAAAATTAATTCATATTTTTCATAAAGAAGAAAATCCAAATGAATTACATATTATATCATGGTGTAATATTAAAGAAGCTATTGAAGAAGGTTATATTTTAGAACCAATATTTCATTGGTACAATATATCAAGTATAGATAAAGATAATATTGATGAAATTGAAATTAGTTCAACATTATCTGTATTAAACGAAACATTACGTTTATGTGAATTTAAAAAATGTATTGTATGGTGTAGAATTATTGAATTTACGAAACAATCATTTGATAATTTTCAAAAATATAAAGGTTCATATGATATATTAAAAGATATGAAAGCATATATTGATTATTCAAAAGAAGACAACAATAAATATTTTAAAAATTATGATGAGTTTTTTCATGCGAAGAATAATGTAATATTATTTTGTGCATGTAAATATAGAGAGGGTTCTGATATACCATTTTTGAATTGTGAATTACTATCTGATAAAGTAAAAGATAGATCAGAAATTGTTTATATTCAATCTATTGGTAGAGTTTTACGAAAAACAATATTTGATGGAAAAGTTAAAAAAAATGGTCATATTATTGATTCTGTTTCAACCGATAATACAAGTATCAAAACGAAAAATATTATTATGAAAGTATTAAAATATTATTTGGAATTATATGATATATCTTTCAAAGATATAAATACCAAAAATAAATTGAATAAGATTGATATGTTTCATAAAATTTTAAGTAATATTAAAATTGAACCCGAAAAAAAGAGTATATCTATTATGTTAAATAATGATAAAAAAATAAATAAAGATTTAAAAAAATTGGATATCAATATACTAGAATGGAAAGACTTAGTAAAACATTTTCATGAAATATTATGTAATGAATTTGAATTTGAAGAATATGAAAAATTTATTGCACTTAAAAATAAGGTTCTTCAATATAATATTCAATCAGACATTGAATATAAATCTAAAGCATCTGATTTAAATTTATTGTTAGACCCTGAAATTATATATAAACATTATTGGACTGGATGGTATGATTTTTTAAATATTGATAAAAGTCATTTTATTTCTGATATGAATGTATGGAAAAATAAGCTGAAAGAATTAAATGTTCAAACATTAGATCAATATTATGAATTATGTAAAATATACGATACATTACCAATTATGCCGAAAGAAATATATCAAAATCTACCCTCTTTTAATGACCTTTTTATGAAGAAAATGAATAGAAGATAATAAAATTATTTTTTATAAAAATAATTGCTTGAATAAATAATTTGCAAAATCTAAATATATTTTATTAAGGAAACTTAGGTTATTTTAAATGGACATATTGCTTTAATAAAGTTTATTTTTTAAAATTTTAGAAACTTTATTGAAAGTATTATTATTATTGTATCTTTTTTTAAAATTAGAATACATATTTGTTAAACCTTTATTTTGGAATATATTAATCGCAGAAGATATTAATGCAGTAATTCCAATAATAGCTTGAATATATAACATATATCTTATTATTGACATACTACAATTACAACTAACATTTGTATTTTTATAAACATTAATAGTAGAATAAATAATATAAATATAAACTATTAAGGATATTATAGGTATTATAAATAAATAATTTAGATCTTTTATTGAATCATTTATTATTAAATAAAAAATTATAATATTTATAAATGCAATAAATAAAATAATATATTCACTATATAATAGATATTTCAAATCCTTATCTTCATAACAATCACATTTTATCAAATTATTAAGGTAATATATTATAAATGATATATAAATTAAGACTAATATAAATACAACTATATAAATGATTGAATAGTAATTTTTTTTTAAAGAAACGATATTATTTTTCATATATTATATATTAGATAAAAAATATTAAAGTAAAAAGATTTAATAAAACTATTTTACACCATTTGCTACAATGCTAGAAATTTTAATATAATATATTAGAAAGATTTTTTTAAAAATAAAATTTTTAATCATATTTTTAATCATATTTTTACGATAAAAATAACTAATATTAATATTTATTTAAAATATTTATTTAAAATATTTTAAATAAATATTTTTATATTTATTAATATTTTATTTATAATATTTTATTATAAATAAAATATTAATAAGTTTCTAGAATTGCCATTTACTATTTAAAACACCCATTATAAAAATTTGGTTATAATCCGTCGTAGAACAGATATGAAGTTCTAAGGTAAAATATAGAATTATTTCGTGTTTTAGCTTAATCTATTATCATAGTAATAATTCAATACCATATAAAGAATAATTCATCATAGACTTCAAACTACTCATCATTAATTGTGTTATCTTTTTAAAATATCAAAAGGTGTAATATATTAAAATTATTTTCTTATTAAATTTTAATAAAATTTATCTCATTAATAATTAATTATATGTTATACTTATAAATCAAATTAACATAATAATAACATGAATATATAACATATATCTTATATAAAATCGCAAAATACGATTGTTAGAAGATTTTTAAAGGATATACTAGATCCTTATACTTAAAATTAAGAATAAATAGTATGTTTATCTCTGAAACAATCACATTTATACTAAATTATTAAGATAATATAGTATAAATAATATATAAATAAAAGTTATTCATATAATAAATGTAACTGTAAAAATTACAATTTTTTATTGAATCTTTATATAAAAAATTGAATATTATTTATACTTAAATAATAATTATTAAATAATTATAATAATGATAAAAATGTCTATCACTAATAAAGATAGTTTAAGAGATTATATTCATAGTATTCATGATTTTTTAAGAAATAATGGTGCAGGATATGGAATGAACGCTTTAAAAATTTTTAATATTTTCTACGGTTTATTAAAAATTGAAGAAAATGAAGTATTATTTAAAAAATTAATTCTTCCATTGAAGGAGTCTGAAAATAATATAAATATAGATAAAATAAATACTATTTTTAAATTTTCAAATCTTAATAGTAAGTATAAAGATAGTTTTATTAAATTATTCATTCAAAATAGTAATATTGAAAATCAGGATGATTATGATATTTTATTAGAAGGGTTTCGTAAAGTTTTTCGATTTACAAATCTTTTAGAATATGTAAATCCATTACATCAAAATGATGAACGTTTAAAAGAAATTATTGATGGACCGGTTCTGGATAAATTATCGGAACATGAAGGTAATTTAAGACATTTTTTATTTTATGAAATTCCACCATTAAGGAATGAAGTATATTGTAGTTTAGTAAAAAAAATTGCTATTCTTCAAAAAAATGATACTTTTAATAATATAGATGATACACATTTTCAATTAAACGGTAAAATTTATGAATATTTTATAGGCCGTGATAAATCGGCTATTTCAGAAATGGGTGCTTATTTTACAGACAGATATATTATTCATTATATTTATGAACACTTATTAAATCCGGTATTAAATGATGATGGAACTGTAAAAACAATGATTGATATGTTTGGAGGTTCCGGAGGTTTTACTCTTGGATATGCAGAATATTTAATCAATAAATATAGAGATTCATCTATTGATTGGAACAATAATATTAAATATATTTTTCATCATGATATGAATGAAGATGTTGTTAAATCCGCATCTTTAGAAATGATGTGTTTAACCGGTGTAATACCAGATGAATATAATTTTATGAAAGATAATTCTTTTCAATCACAATTTAATAATAAATATTTTGATTATATTGTTACAAATCCGCCTTATGGAGGAGATAAAAATAACAAATCAGAAGAACAATTAAAAAGAGATAAAATTAAAAAATATATTAACGAATGTTTAAAAAACGAATGTAATGACTCTTCATCATTTGAAATATATAAAAATCAATTAAAAGAAATCAATACTCAAGAGAAAAAAGAAAAAGATGAAGTGGAAAAGATGAAAGTTACTTTATCATCGTGTTCATATAGAGTTAAAAATTTTTGTAGAAAATACAATTTAAATCCAAATGATAAGGAAGGATGTTCTTTTATTATGTTAATGGAAATGTTAGCACCTAATGGAACGGCAATAGGTGTTTTAAAAGAAGGTGTTTTCTTTGATGGATGCTATAATGATATTCGAAAAGTTTTAATTGAAAACTACAATGTAGAAAAAATAATATCAGTTGATTCAAATGCTTTTGAAAATACAAGTACAAAAACGTCTATTATAGTCTTTCGTAATACAGAAGAAAAAACAAGTAAAATTGATTTTTTAAATTTAGTTGTTCATAAAGAGAAAGAAGATGTTTTTGGAAAAGATGAAAAAGGATATGTTATTTTAACTAAAAATAAAGATGATATTATAGAAGTAATAGATAAACAAATTGTTAGTGCAACTATTGAAAAAATTCGAGATAAAGATTATTCTTTAAATTTTAAAGTGTATGAAAAATCTAAAATGAAATGTAATGAAGGATATCATTTTGAAAAAATAGGTGATTTAGTTAATTTTATGAAAAAAAGTAAAAGATTAGCTTCATTTGGAGAAAATGAAGGAACATATAATTTTTATTCTTCAAGTGAAAAAATAAAAAAGTGTAATATAAATGATTTTAAAGAAGATTATATATTAATTGGTGATGGAGGAACAAGTTGTATTCATTATGATAGTAATTTTTCTTGTTCTGGACATATGTTTGTTATGCAAACAAAAAAAATAAATCAAAAATTTATTTTTTTTACAATTAATACTTTTTTTAAAGATTTAATATATCAAATGAATGGAACAACAATAAAAAATTTATCCAAAGAATTACTATATAATTATAGTATTCCAATTCCGGATGATTCTTTAAAAATTGAATATTGGTCTAATAAAATAGGTGAACAATATGATTTAATGAATTCAAGTCAAAAAGAAAAGGATACTATTGAAAAAAAGATTATAGAAGAGATGCAAAGAATAATGAATTATGAAGATTGTATTGAAAAAAGTATTGATACTTTATGCAATATTCATTATGGAACAAGAATTACTAAAAATAATAATACATCTGGAGATATTCCTGTTTATGGTGGTGGAGACAT